GACAAGGTGTTTTACAAAAAGTACTGACACGAGGAGATGGAAAAGAAGGACTTGACATCACACATCTTATGCAACACAAACTACCAACACATTTTCCTAATAAAGATGTATTTCAAATAACAGGAGAGGTAGTATCACCTAAAACTATACCAAATGCCAGAAACTATGCTGCAGGAGCATTGGGGCTAAAAGATGCAGAAGAATTTAAAACAAGAGATGTTAGATTTGTAGCATATGGTATAGAACCTTCACCCACTGAAAATTACCACGATGATTTAAGATTTATAGAAACTCTAGGTTTCACGACAGTAAAGAATCTACCTAATCCTGATGACTATCCTCAAGATGGTTTAGTTATCAGAATGATGAATAATACAGACTTCTTTGATGCGGGATTTACAAGTCATCACCCAAGAGGAGCATATGCTCTAAAAGAAAAAGAAAAGGGAGTAGTTACAAAACTACTTAATGTTGAGTGGCAAGTTGGTAAATCAGGAGCAGTATCTCCAGTTGCAATTCTAGAACCAGTAAAGATAGAAGACGCACTTGTCAGTAGAGCAAGTTTACATAACAAAGGAATAATAGAGGCACTTGATTTATATATTGGGTGCCAAGTTGAAGTAATACGAGCAGGGAAAATTATCCCTCAAATAATAGGAAAAGTAAATGATTAGTTGTGAACCAAAAGCTCTTCACGAGTTTAGAGGAGAGTATAAAGGAAAAGAAAGATGGGCTTTAGTTTATAGAACACTAGATAATCAATATCTTGTGAGATTCTTTATAAATCAAGTCTGGAGAGAAGATAGGTATATAAGCGACCATAGTGAGGTTTATGCAGAAGATACTGCAGAAAATTTTGTTTTGGGAGTTATTAAGTAGTGGAAATAATAATGAGTATATTATGGTTTCTATACCAAACAGTAATTCATATACTAGCAATAGTTGGTAGTATAGTTGGATTCGTCATATGGGAGCAGGGTAGATATTAATGAAATCACTTTGGCATGACTATATGAAAGAACAAAAATTTACAAAAGAAGAACTAGAGAATAGTAAAAGAATATATAAAAGTGCAACTCCTAAGTACACCATTGATTGGTATGTAAAGTGGATAGCTTCAATTATACTTCTATGTGCTATGACATTTCGGGCAGAAGGAGTATATCCTTTAGCCGATTTGATTCTATCTTTTGCAGGGGTCACATTATGGCTATGGGTTGCTCTTATGTGGAGAGACCGAGCATTAATTATTCTTAATGCAGTAGCCATGCTAGTGCTAGGCACAGGACTTATTAGATACTTCACACCTTTACTCCTATCGTGAGTAAAGGAGTATACAACCAAACATACTTCGATAATCACCCTTCAGAAAAAGAAAGGGACGGAGTTTTGTACGGTGTAATTTTAGTAAACACAAAAACATGGGAACGAGAGTGCATTAAAGTTGGAATAGCAAGTGGGAAAGATTGGAGACATGTAATCAAGCGAAGTCGAGGTTTTAAATACTACGATTTAAGAATACAACGAACTTACCACGATACAATATATAATTGCTGGAAGTTTGAACAAGAACTTCATGCTAAGTATCAGCATGATAAGTATGTTCCAAAAATTAAGTTTGGAGGACATACAGAGTGTTTCAAAATTTCTTCCTTAATTCTGCAGGAGTTCCCGAAAAATAAATCTTGACAAAAGGTCAAAATCTTAGTATAATATATAATATATAAAATGGAAAGAATAGCAATACCAACAGAATGTCCAAGTTGTAAATCAAGTCTAAAACTTGTCAAGGATATTCTGTATTGCTACAATGACCATTGTCCTGCTAAGTGGGACAAACGGGTGGAAGGCTTTGCCAAACACCTCAAGATTAAAGGTCTCGGACCTTCGACCATTCAGAAACTAGAGTTACAAGACTTTCACGATATATACTCTCTCGAAGAGCCAGTGATGTCTCAGCTCTTAAATTCTGAAAGACTCGGTAGCAAACTCTGGAAAGAGATTGCATTATCTACCGATGCAGGTCTTGAAGAACTCCTCCCAGCATTTGGTATTCCACTTGTTGGTAGGTCAGTCTCTTCAAAGATATGTTCACATGTTGAACACATTTCTCAGATTAACTGGGAGTCCTGTCGTCTTGCTGGTCTAGGTCCGAAGGCTACTCAAAATCTAATTGATTGGATAAACAACGAGTTCTATCCCTATGAATACGACAAACTTCCTTTCTCTTTCAAGACGAAACAAAAAAGTGTAAAAGAAGAGAGTAAAGGAGTCGTCTGTATCACAGGAAAACTTAGAAGTTATCCGAATAAATCAGCTGCTCAGGCTGTGCTTGAAAAAGCTGGTTATACAGTAAAAAGTAGTGTAACAAACGCCGTTACAATACTTATAAATGAAAGTGGTATTGATAGTGCAAAGACTAACAATGCCAGAGCAAAAGGCGTAAGGATAATAACAAATATTAAGGAAATATTATAAAGGAAATAATTATGGCATTACCAAAGTGGACAGACGAGAGAACCGATCAACTGGTTAACTTTGTCGGTGACGGGCCTGTTTCTCAAGCTCAAGTAGCTGAAGCTGCTGACATGTTAGAAACTTCAACAAGAAGTGTTTCTAGCAAATTGAGAAAAATGGGTTATGAAGTTGAATTAGCTTCTTCATCAGCAACTAAAGCTTTTTCTGATGAACAAGAAGCAACTCTACAAAACTTTGTAGAATCAAACAGCGGTGTATACACATACGCTGAAATCGCAGAATCATTCGAAAACGGACATTTTTCTGCAAAATCAATCCAAGGAAAAATTCTTTCTATGGAATTAACAGAACATGTTAAACCTGCAGAAAAAGTTGTAACTCCAAGAACTTACAACGAAGACGAAGAAGCACAATTTATCTCTATGGTAAATGATGGTGCTTTCGTTGAGCAGATAGCTGAAGCTCTTGACAGAAGTGTAAACTCTATTAGAGGTAAAGCACTTTCTTTACTTAGAAGTGGTGATATTAACGCTATTCCTAAGCAAGAGTTCACAAAAGGTTCAAGCAAAGCTGACCCTTTTGCAGACTTAGATATCGCTTCAATGACTGTAGAAGAAATCTCTGAAAACATCGGCAAAACTGTTAGAGGTGTAAAAACTATGCTAACAAGAAGAGGTCTTGCATCAGCAGACTACGATGGCTCAGCTAGAAAAGAAAAATCAGTCAGCTAATTTATTAGTTTAATTTAAGTGAGTGGGGAGTAATCCTCACTCATGTTTTTTGGGAGAAAAGCATTGACACTTGCATCAGCATTGCTGCATCAAATTTTATCACAAGAGGATATTTCGGTTTGGACTGAACTGAAGGAATCTTATTTACCTCAAGAATATAAATCGCTATGGAAAGTAGTTAACTCGCATGTCGACAGATATGGGAGACTTCCTTCGTTCGAAGATTTAAAGTTTGAGATTAGGGACTCCAAACTACAAGAAATGGTTTTTGCGATAGAATCAGTGGAGACAGAAATTGATGCACATACTCTGCTTGATTACCAGAAAAATGAATACACACAAAATGAGATATTATCTCAAATAGACCAGTATGTAGATGAAACTATTGCTTTCTCTACAGCTGAAGAAAACCTTGAAGGACTACAAGAAATAGTCATTGAGGTTTCAGAAAAGGTAGATACTACTCCACCCGAAGAAAACATGGCAAAGATTGAACTCTTTGATGCCGAGGACGAACTTGGCAAGTATGTTACTTTAGGATTGAATCAGGAGTATGATTTAGACTTTTCATTTTCTCCCAAGGACTTAGTGCTAGTGGGAGGACGACGAGGTGCAGGTAAATCTATTACTTGTGCTAACTTAGCCAATAGTATATATGAGAAAGGGAGGTCTGCTGTGTATTTCACAATCGAGATGGATAGTAGACAAATCCTACAAAGAATCTGTGCGCTAGGAGCAAATGTTCCTGTGAACAGACTAAAACAGAAAAACTTATCACAAGATGAGTGGAACCGAGTAGCAAAGTGGTGGTGTGATAGATACGAAGATAGTGAGAATCATTTAGTTGATTTTTATGAACATCGTAACTTTGACGCTATGCACACTAAATTAGTGAAAGGGAGTCTGAGGAAAGATAGACAGATAGAGATTGTCTATGACCCTATCTTAACTATTGGTAAAATTGATGCAGTCTTAAAAACTAGAATGAATCAATTACCAGATGTTGGCGTAATAATAGTAGATTACCTCAACCAAGTCAAACGCTCACTAGCGCAAGGTCGTCAGTATGAATGGACAGAACAGATAGAAGTAAGTAAAGCTTTAAAATCTATGGCTCAAGAATATGAGACCATGGTGTTCTCCCCATATCAAACTGATGCAACAGGAGAGGCAAGATTTGCAAAAGGTATACTCGATGCTGCTGATGCAGCTTACAGTCTTAACGCATGGAATCAAGAAGATAGTTGTATTACTTTCAGCTGTCAGAAAATGAGGAGTGCACAAATGAGAGACTTTACTTCTGAAATGGACTGGGACACATTACGGATTGGACCTCACTCGGTTATGAATCCCGAAGAAAGAGAAGAAATGAAAGAGAGTATGAAAACAGGAGAGTCAGTAAATGAACTTTAAAGAATGGGCAAAAGATTGTATCTTTAGAAAATTACTAGGGTTACCATTGAAGTGCCCGCATTGTGACAAAGATTTACCAAAGGAGTTAGAATGGACACAACAACAATAATAATAGTAGCAATGTTTTTAGTCTTCATGTATTTTAATGACAATGATAGGAACGGATACTCATGAGATTATTAGTAGACACAATAGGACAAGTAAGAGTATTTAAAGATAGGTCACTATTTGGCTTACCTAGATATGTCATTGAACATTTTGACCCAGAGTTTGGATTTAGATATACAAAAGTATTATCAGCACTCTGGTACAAAAAAGATGATGCAATAGAAATAGCTCACAATATAAATGAGGGGTTAGAATGATACTATACACAGAAAAACAATTACAAACAGCTTATATTAAATATGTAAGAGAACTACATAAATATAATATAAGTAGTAAACTTTATATAAAAATTCCTACATTGGAAGAGTTTAGACCAATGTATGAAGCTGAAATGGAATTACAAATGCAGGGAGGAGATATACACTAATGGAAGCCGTACAGTTACTAGATGACAAAGGTATTGATTATACTTTATCAGGTAAAGACGCTGTTGTAAGATGTCTGAATCCTGAGCATGATGACAGTAATCCTTCTATGAGAATTGATAAAGTAACAGGAATGTTTCATTGTTTTTCTTGTGGTTTTAAAGGTAATTTATTTACCTTCTTCGGTGCACCACAATCACCTCTTGAAGTTAAAAGAGCCCTTCTAAAAGAAAAGATTGCAGAAAAGAAAGCCTCTAGTGTTGGTTTGAAAATGCCAACAGGAGCTGTCATGTATAATGGAACACTTAGAAATATAAGTGCAGAAACTCTAAAAATATGGAGTGCTTTTACATGGGACGATGGAGACAAATTTACAGGTAGAGTTATCTTTCCAATAAGAGATATAACAGGAAAGACAGTAGGGTTGATAGGAAGATTATTAAAAGATGACCCAACAAGACCAAAGTATCATATCTACCCGCCAGGATTAAAACTTCCATTATGTCCTGCAAAACCAAAGATGATACAAAATAGGGTAATACTAGTTGAGGGTATATTTGATGCTCTTAACTTATGGGATAAAGGATTAAAAAATACAGTCTGTTGTTTTGGAACACAGTCTGTAGATTGGGTAAAACTATCCATTCTGAAAATGCAAGGAGCAACAGGTATGGATATTATGTTTGACGGAGATGATGCAGGACTTACAGCAGCAACTAGAGTACAGTCTATATGTGATGAACTCGGTCTTGCTCATCAAACAATAAAATTAAAACAAGGGAATGACCCTGGCAACTTTACAAAAGAAGGAGTTGCTAGATTAAAAAGGAGATTATATGGCTAGAGTAGCACTAATAGAAAGTAAACCATCAAAGACTGATTTTATTGGACACTTTGATAACTCTTTTGAATTTGATAGATACTCTTTAGCTTCTGACCCAAGTTTGAAGAAAGTATTAAAAAGAGATGTTGATATAGAAATAGATATAGATAGCTATGACTGGATAGTACTAGTTGGGTCTGAAAGTCTAAAG